CCATTTATCCGTTCCCTCCGCTGCTGCTTGTGTAGCTTTTTCATAATTTTCAACTAAAGTTTTTAATGCATCTATGTTTTCCAGCAAAAAAGTAACATCTTGTTGCCCGCCACGTACAGCTGCATCATAAGCTGCCTGAAGTTCAGGGGTAATCAAGCCTAACTTTTGCACCTGTTCCCAGAGGTCACGGGCTTCTTTTAAATTAGCCTGTTTATTAAATACAGCTGCCCAATATTCAGCCCACCAGCTCGTAGCATCCGCGATATCGGATTTCACGAGGTCAAAATAATTCTTCTGCGCAGCTGACATTTGCTCCCATTTGCCAGCATTGTCAAGAGTCAAGCCACCCGTCTCTTCCAGCAAACCCTTTGAGCTTTCCAGAACACCATTTAGCAAAGCTTGCGTTTTTTCTGCTTTTGTCAGTTCTTCAGCCGTTTTTCCAACAGCTTCAGCATAAGCCTGATATTTTCCCTCCGCATCAATTACAATACCGAGATTATCCAGAATGTGGGGCGACGCTCGACCAATACCAGTTACAATATCGTTGAACGCTTGCGTAGTTGAAATCCCCATTGCCCGCCCGCGTAGAGCAGCCACCTCCATAAGTTGAGCTAATTCCTCACTATCTGCACTTACCCCCAGCATCATGGCGCGTGAAGCTGCTTGCATAAGGTCAAAATCGCTAACCATGCCGAGTGAAGCTTCTCGCAATGCGTCCAGAATATCAGACATATCAGCGTCAAGAGAGCGCGCTAAACTGGCAGAAGCTTCCTCCATTCGTTGAAATGCTGCGCCTTCTTTAGCTGCATCCTGAACCTCTTTTATTGCTAACGCAACAGACGTGATAGCCGCTGTCGCAGCTAAACTCACTTTCCACGCAGATGATATGCCATCCCCAAAAGTCTTCAACCCACCTTCAGACTCTTTTCCTGCTTTTCCTACGCCCTCAATATCTTTTTTGACTTTGGCAATTTCGCTGCTGGCTCTATTTAGCGCGCTAATTATTACTTGTACATTAGCCATACTTTTCCCTCAACTCGTTAACTTCCATCACAATATTCCAAATCTGCTCGTGCTCACGCTTCCACTTTGCGGATTGACCCGGAATTTGCCCTTCGTTCTTATACATCTGGAATGCGCGGTATACATTGCCAACCTGCCTCAATTTGTGCATCAAACCAGCAGGCTGCTCCATTACACCGCCTGAAAAAGGAAGCGCATGATATTCTTCACAAGTCAAACTAAGCTCCAGCAAGCTTGGTATCGTTCCTTTGCCTTCTGCATAATCGGCAACCTGTATCAGGATAAAGGGTCGAGGTTCATTGCCTCGCTAATCAGCTTTGCAATGCAATCTGCCAGCCAAACGATGTGCGCAGGCTTAGCGTTGTCTACATCCTCAAGCGTCCACTTCGGCTCAACCATAAATCCGCACTTCACCGCTGCCCGCACGGAATCACCACGCCATACGGATAAAGGCTGCGTTTCCTTGCCAATCATTTCGCGGTGAAAATCTTCAAGCATCTTCTGGTTAATTTCAGTCAGCACGCACTTGCCAAATTTCTTATGCTCAAATTCCATTTCTCTCCTGTATCTAATTTTTATGCTAATACTGCCGTCTCGGAAGCGGTCTCAATCTTTAGCCAGTTAGCTAAAGTTGGATTATACACACCATCCAATACCAAATCGTAGGTTACAACGCCATTGCGATTTTGGAAAAACTCGGGCGCTTGCATAGAATGACCAGCAAAGGTAATGGTCATCGAGCGCAATGAAGCCCCAGAACCTGTTGAATACTTGATTCGGACTTGCTTTTCCAGAATAGCAGATGAAGCGCCTAACATGGCAATCAGATAATCATCCGTTGTAGCATTCAGCTCTAAGCTTAGCCTGAGCTGCCCGTTCCACTTCTGGTCATGGTAAGCAGTCGGAGTGCAGTCGCCCAGATAGCCACGATATTCTCGGTTCGAATTAATTGAAAGTTCCCAGCTAAAAGCCGAGCTTGCTAAAGGTGTGAATGTGCTGCCAGCCCAAGTCTCAATAGCTACCGAAGCCATGCAGCCGCTCATTCTGGTAACAGCCGTCCGGTCCAATAACGATGCCAAAGTACCCGGAATAACTTTCCCAGCGATAATAGAACCGCCTACCTGAACGCCGGTATTGTCAGCACCTGAAAGTGTCAGGCTCGCTACCGATGCGTCCTGCAACTGGAATACACCATTAGCTTGTCCCCATTGAAGCGTCATAAAATGTGGAGTAATTGCAGCTGTGGTTGGAGCTGCATAAGCGCGCACGTATGGACCTGTCCCAGTTGGAGAAGCTGTGCCAAACAAAGCTTCGAGCCAATAGTTTACGTCCTCAAACGTTTCATCGCTAACCTCAAATGTAGCCGAACCAGCATAATTATCCAGCGTGGTTTGGTGCGTTGGAGCAAGCGTACCTCTTAACTGTTCTAATGCACGCGTCTGGAACTCAGGACGCAGCCTGAAGCTGGATACGTTCTGCAATTTTACTGTTGCAGGAGTTTTTGGCGTGCCGAACGCAGTTTGCCATGCGGATTGTAAAACATTATGTGCATCAAGCATCTTTCACCTCTAACTTTTCTTTCTCATGAACATAAAGACCGGCTTTTAAAGCCGCCTCTTGAATTTCTTTAGGCAATTTCGCCCATTCCTCAGCGCTAATATCTCGCGCCGGAACGCCTGCGAAGTAGCCACCGCCCTTGTAGATATATCTATCTTTATCCACTCACTACCTCCTTGATATTCAACTGGCAAAGCACGCCAGCGTAAAACCGCCCGCTTCCACGCGGCCACTCATACTCGCCCGGTGTCACTGATGCAGACTCCAAAGCTGTGTTAGCATAAGGGCATCTAAATCCCCTCAGCATATCTACATATTTACCAGCATAATCAACAATCTCGGGTGCGAACTCCCTCAGTCCAATCCCCTGCTCACTCGCTTGCCAGAGCATAAGATCGGTAATCTGCCAGTTTACCGTCACCCCCGTGCCAATTGCAATGAAGCTCAAATCCCGCCCTTCTCCCGGAGTTCCCCCCACTGGAAGCAGCAATCGGCAAGGCAATTGCGATGTTGTGATATTCTCTGGCAGCTCATTCAGTCCATATACAGTCGGAGTTTTACCAGATGTGGTTGTAACCGACTTGGCTTTAAGTGCGGTGTAAACATTTGTTATTACACTCATACCGCCGCCCTTCGCTTATACCGGTCAAGCAATTTCTGCACATCCGCAGGCAATCCGCTTGGCATGATAGTTACACCATCGCCCGTCACCATCGGTCGGTCAATGTCAGCGCTGGTGTCCTTTTGCCGGTATAGAAAAGCTGCAAGCCTTATGCAAGCGTGCGTGATATCAGCAGGAGCGGTTGCAGAATAGCCCCACGTGCCCGCAACGCTGATTTCGCTATCGCCATTCGCAAAGTTCCACGCCTTGTCTTCATTCAGCCTTATAATCCATTTCGGATTGTCATTGCGCGGAAATAGCTTGTAGCTTCCAGATGCAATCTCAACTCCGTCACCATTTGTCAGCTTGGTCACAGAGAGCAGGTCGTATCCCCATAAATACAAGTTCTGCCCGTCAATGTCGTCAATGGTGAAATACTTGGTTGCCGTTTCAGCTTCAAAATGCCTGCCAGTGTAAGCGTCAATTATACCTTCAGCTCGTGTGAGCAAGTCAGTAAGCAGAGGGTCGTCTTCGGTCGTGGCAACGCTTATACCTAAATAGTCTTTTAGATTAGTCAGGCTTGCGTAGCTCATTCGGCTTCCTCACCATTCTTGACTGTTTTAGTAGCCTTTACTTTTGGCTTATTGATTATCTTTACAGCAGGTTCATCATTAATCAGCGCGACATAACCAGCTCGCACAAAAGCTTCAACCGCTTCCTCTGGCAATTCGCCCAATCCCGGTGCGAACTCGACCACTTTCTTATCGATTTCAAACCTGAATGGCACTAAGATTTTGACGGTCTTCATATTACTTCCTTTCGGGGTCGGAGGGAGGGAATTACCCCTCCCTCTCTTATCCCCCACTAATTAGAGGATGATCGCCTCTTTTGCGGCGTCCTTCGGATATGTACCCGAACCCTCATATAAAACGGCTACTGCGCCACTGGTTACGTTTTGCGTGGCAGCCGTGGCCACAGCCTTTTGAAAAGGCTTTAACGGATTGACGGGGATGTCAATCGCATAAACATTCGATCTGCCAGCATATTCGACTTGCGTCAACTCCGCATCTTCAATATCACCGAACGTACCGTTCGATGCGGCAGCTTCTTGCACTTTATAATTCAGCGTGCCGCCTGATACTATCGCACCAACATTGATAATGTGACAGACGCGATCAAATCCGCGGCAGTCAATCTCGGTTGTGGTAATGGTAGTATTCGATGTAACCGGTGCATAGGATTGGACAATTTTTGTTCTTCCTAATAGGTTCATGGTTTATCCCCTTTCAGGATTAAGCGTGCTGCAACAGGTATTTGAATGCGAGGGTCTGAAGTACAGCACCACCGAAGCGCTGCTTGACGAACAAACCAACCTGACCATTAGCCTGGTACAGATAAGGATTGCGGCTCAACGTCACGCCCTCGCGCTCTGCGAATGCGTACATGCTGAAGTCGCCAAAGACAACAGACTTGCCACTGGCGGTAAGGCCGTCCATGTCGGGAGCGATATAAGCGGGATAACCCATGAAATCGCCACCGGCAGGGGTCTGAATGAACTGGAAGCTGTCACCAGTCAACCCTAACAGATGGAACTTAGTAGCACCCTGCATCAGGAAGCCGCTGTTCGAGTTGTGATAGGGCGATTCCACCTTGCCCATCATTGCAATCAATTCGCCAGCAGTAATGGCGGTGGCAGAGGCGGTTGTAATGCCTGAAGCGGTTGCTCCGGCTACAATGCCTTGCGGCATGCCTGTGCCAGTACCGATTGAGCAGTAGTAGTTTTCGGCAGCCGCCGAAGCGCGTGCCACAACGGAAGCAATGTAGGCTTCCAAACCAACGGCGTCGCCATCCAACATTTCTTCCGAGACTTTGACCATCTTGGTGAACTTGTGGATAGTCAGCGCAACCTGCCCGAACACCGGCTCGTTT